TCATTATTAGCCGCCCATTGGGTCTACCTAATAATAAACTACCAAATACAAAACTAAACAATACGTAAGACTTACCTGTTCAAGTATAGGCCCATAAAATTATTGGTAGGCCAACTAATAATAATATGCACCCTAGAAAAAGTACAGCCTCTATGTGATAATGTTTAGCTTATAAGCAAGCCTAAACTTTATAGGAGGAACTATTATGGCTTTTAAAACCGCAACAGGTTATGGGAATTTACCTAATGGTAATTTTAGTCCTGTAATCTACTCCAAACAGGTACAACTTGCGTTTCGCAAGTCTACCGTTGTAGGAGACATTACTAACTCTGATTATTTCGGAGAGATTAGTGGTCAAGGCGATACCGTCAAGATCATTAAAGAACCTGAAATTTCAGTGTCGGAATATGCACGTGGCACAAATGTCACAGCCCAAGATTTAGAAGATGAAGACTTCTCACTCGTTATTGACAAAGCTAACTACTATGCTTTTAAGATGGACGATATTGAAGAAGCCCATTCACATATAAATTTCATGGACTTGGCAAGCAATCGTGCAGCTTATCGTTTGTCTGATCAGTATGACCAAGAAGTTCTTGGCTACATGTCTGGTTATGCACAAAGTTCTCTGCATAGTAAAGCAAGTGCTCTTAACACAACCGTTAATGGTACTAAAGCTGTATCTTCTGCAGGTTCAAACGAACTGCTTTCTTCAATGCAGCTTCATAAAGGTGACTTTGGTAACATTACGACAACATCTGCTGGTACTCATTCGATTCCAGTAACTGCTCGTATGCCCGGAGCTACATCACTGCCAACAGCAACTGTTTCCCCTGCGATGATTATATCACGCATGAAGCGTTTGCTTGACCAACAGCAAGTTGATTCACAGAATCGCTGGCTTGTAGTTGATCCAGTGTTTATGGAAATTCTTGCCGATGAAGATTCACGTTTTATGAACGCTGACTACGGTGAGTCAGGTGGACTACGTAACGGTCTAACTATAAATAACTTCCACGGTTTCCGTGTCTATACATCTTCCAATCTACCTGCCCTTGGCACTGGACCCGGAACATCAGGCACAGCTAACCAATTAACAAACCTTGGTGTTATTGTTGCTGGACATGATTCTGCTGTNGCAACTGCGGAGCAAATCAATAAGACAGAAACATATCGTGATCAGGACAGCTTTGCTGACATTGTTCGTGGTATGCATCTATACGGCAGAAAGATACTTCGTCCAGAAGCTATCGTCACTGCTCGTTATAACGCAGCGTAAGGGAGGATATAACTTATGGCTACTTTTGATATGACTCTCGCATCTACTGCTGGTGTTGGCGCAGACGTTCTTGCTGTTCACACCAATGTAGGTAACACAGTACGCACCCTTGAAGCAATCTTAGATATTGATGCTATGATTACTGCAGGTGCTACTATCGCTAACGGTGACATCTTTCAACTACTAGAAGTTCCTGCTGAATCATTCGTGATTGCTGCTGGTGCTGAAATTATGAAGTCTTTTACTGCAAGTTGTACTTGTAATATTGACTTCGGTGGTGGTGATGACATTATTGACGGTGCGGCACTTGATGCTGCTGCAGGTACATACCTTGTAAAAGGTTCTAATGGTGAAGCTAACCTTGTTAATACAGGTGCGGCTTCTACATATGCTGCAGAAGCTTTAGCTCTTGTTGGTGCTGCAGATACCATTGATGTAACAATCGCTGGTGCTGCTGCTGCAACTGGACGCTTACGTGTCTACTGTGTAGTAGTTGACGTTTCTGCTGCAATGACAGAAGCTGCAGTTGCTCAACGTGACTTAATTTAAAATAACTTTAGGGGCTGGTATCGCACTGGCCCCTTTAGCTTATCTAAAGGAAACATAATGGCACTTACCTTTTTATCATTAAGTAATGATGTTATAATAAGAATGAATGAAGTAGAACTTACATCTAGTAATTTTTCTTCAGCTAGGGGAGTACAAGTTCAATGTAAAAATGCTGTTAATGAATCTATTAGATATATTAATCAAAGAGAGTTTGGTTATTCCTTTAATCATGCCTCTAACAGTTCTACACTTACGGCTGGTGTAGCACGATACTCTTTACCTACAAGTACAAAGTCTGTAGATTACAGTACAGCAAGAATTAAAAAAGATACAGATGTAAATGCATCTGGTAATAATTTAAAAACTTTAAACTATAATGAATACGTACAAAAAGAATATGCAACACAAGAAGATGAAGTTGTATCTACAACATTAAACGGTTCTCATTCTAGCACTGTAGCTACATTAACATTAACTTCTACCACAGGACTTGATACATCAGGCACTGTACACATTGCTGGTGAACAAGTTACCTATACAGCAATATCAGGTAATGATATTACAGGCTGTACTCGTGGTGCTAACAGTACTACTGCTGCTACACATAGTAGTGGCGTAACTGTAACACAGTTTGAAAATGGTGGCATACCACAGTTTATAGTGCGTTCACCAGATAATAATTATTTGTTGTATCCTTTACCCGATAAACAATATACATTAGCATTTGATTACTTTACATTTCCTAGTGACTTAGATGCTCATGGAGATACTACTAGTATCCCTGATAGATTTGGTCCTGTAATTGTAGATGGTGCTACAGCTTTTGTGTATCAATATCGTGGAGAACTATCTCAGTATCAAATAAACTTTCAAAGATTTGAACAGGGCATTAAAAATATGCAAAGTCTATTGATTAATAAGTATGAGTATGTTAGGTCTACTCATATAGAAAGATCAACTGGTTATGGTAATACTATGTCAGGAACTATTTTATAATGCCCGATATTGCTCAATTACAACCTGTTGCATTTAATTGTCAAGGTGGATTAGTTCTTAACCGTTCTAGTTTCTTAATGGACCCCGGACAAGCATTAGAGTTAGAAAACTTTGAGCCTGATATTCAAGGTGGTTATAGAAGAATAAATGGTTTTACTAAATATGTTAATCAGGTAGTACCTATTACAAATACTACTGCTGAAGAACCTTTAATGGTTGCTTCTTTTGATAATAAAGTATTAGCAGCTAGAGGCGAAAGAATATATTCTTCTACATCTACACAGTTAGCTATACGTGTTGATGCAAGTACAGCTATGACAGGTGCAGGTGCATTGACTGTAGATTCTACTACAGGTTTTGCTAATAGTGGTACTCTTCAAATTGATGATGAAAAATTTACATATACAGGAGTTACTTCAAACTCTTTTACTGGTGTAACTAGAGCTACTTCAAGCACTACTGCTGCCGCACATACTACAAATAGCTCTGTGTCAATAGATTGGACACAAATAGATACAGATAGAACGGACGCTCTTAAATACCATTTTGAAAGATTTAACTTTGATGGTAACGAAAAAATTATTTTTGTTGATCAAGTTAATGCACCTGTAGTTTTTAATACTTCTTTGTCTGCTACTGATGTTACAGATAGTAGTGTAGCAGGTTCAACTGTTGTAGCTGCATATAGAAATCATATGTTTTATGCTGGTAAGTCTACTACACCACAAGAAGTAATATTTAGTGAGCCTCTTAATGAAGATGGATTTAACTCTGGTTCTGGTGCAGGTAGTGTTAAAGTAGATGATACTGTTGTTGCATTAAAAGTTTTTCGTAATAGTTTATTTATTTTTTGTGAAAATAGAATATTTAAGTTAACAGGTTCATCTAGTTCTGATTTTGTTGTAGAACCTGTAACAAGAAATATTGGATGTATTAATAGTTTTACTGTACAAGAATTTGCAGGTGATTTAATTTTTCTTGGACCAGATGGTTTACGCACTATTGCTGCTACAGAACGTATTGGTGATACAGAACTAGGAACAATTAGTAAAAATATACAATCTATTTTTGATGAAAATATTAGTAACTCAACAGATTTTGATAGTGTTGTTATTCCAGATAAAACACAATATAGAATATTTTTTAATAGAACAGGTCAGTCTGCTGCACTTTCTAAAGGTGCTACTTGTGTTTTAAAAAAAGAAGGATTTGAATTTTCAGAAATAAAAGGTTTTAAAACTACATGTACAGATACTTTTGTAGAAACAGGTGACGTAATTGTGTTACATGGAGATATAAATGGATTTATTCAAAGGCAAGAAATAGGAAGTACTTTTGATGGAACAACTATAAAAGGTAAATATAGAGGACCAGATATGGTGTTTGGTGATTCTGGTATTCGCAAACATATGCAAAAAGTTATTATTAACTATAGACCTGAAGGAAGTGTTGATGCTGACTTAATTGTACGCTATGATAATGAAGATAAAAATTCAGCTAGACCTGCAGTATATCCATTTTCTACAGATAATTTAGCAGCATCTTATGGAGTTGCAGTATATAGTACAACCTCTAGTACTACTCAATTTATATATGGTGGAGGTCAAGACCCTTTAGATAGAAAGTCTGTAGAGGGATCAGGATTTTCTGTAATACTTAAAGTAGAAGATGACGGACAAAGTAATCCGTATTCTTTAAAAGGATTTCAATTAGAATATCAACTAGGAGCTAGACGTTAAATGGGTGCTACATACACAAGACAGTCAACTTATGCAGATGGAGATACCATTACTGCAGCACACACTAATGATGAGTTTGATCAGTTATTAGCTGCCTTTGCTGCAAGTACAGGACACACACATGACGGTACTACAGGTGAAGGTGGTCCTATTAGTACAATGGCTGGTCACGCTTTAACATTTGGTGCAGGTACTACAGGCACAGATATTGTTATGACCTTTGATGGTGAAACAAATGATGGTCAATTAAAATGGATGGAAGATGAAGATTACTTTGAGTTTTCTGATGACATACTTATGGC